CAGTGACAACAAAATCAAGGCTGTCATCCTCAGTCAGCTGCACACCATTAACCATGAACACAACGTCGCTGCTGATGCTCTGTTCTTTCAGCCAGTCAAAAAAAAGAGAGCCGGATTTTACTTCGACTCTCTCTTTTGTCGTTCCCGGCAGGCGCTGAATTTCAATTACCGGCATAAGTCATAAACTCCACTTTGCTGTATATCCGCTGAATGGTCAGTAATCTGTCCAGACGGACATGTCCGTTATCACCACGGCTGTGCAGAACCATCCCGCCGAGCACAACGCCGACATGAACCGGCACCGAACCGTCATAGGCCACAAATATCCCGCCACTTACCGGATGCTCTTCCGGCTTCCAGAAATCCACCTCGTTTTGATAACAGGTCATAAAATCACTGTCAGATTCATAACCGCTGTCGTGATGAATTTCAGCACCGATAACATGCCGGTAATAGAGCGTCACCAGCCCCCAGCAATCACACGCAGTAAACGAACATGCCCGGTTAACCCACGGAACCCCGACCATTCTGTCTGTAAATTCGTCAGTTGTCATACTGCCTCCAGCCCCGGCCACTCCTGCGGCTCATAAATGCGTCCGACATTCTTGTTCAGCGGATTTGTCATCGAAAGTGTCATTGATACCGCTTCCGCATCCAGTGAGACATCCTTTGCAAACAGCTTCCAGCGTACGATTGCCGTGTCTTTGTCTGCCTCATCAAACAGCCGGTACGTCACCTCAACCGGCACCATCCGTGAATATGACCGCCACGCTTTCAGCTTCTGCTTAAACTCATGCGCTACACGGCTGAATTTTACACTCGCATCGATGATCGGCGTTTTACTCTGCTGACTCTCTGACATCTCAAAGTTACACGGCAGGTATTCAATCCCGCCGAGTATCTTCGGGAAAATCTGATGAGTGATCAGGTAAATGTCGCCGAATGACGGATGTGATAGTTGGAGTGTTTCGTACAGGATGCGGTTTGGTCGTTGTGCGCGGAACTCACGCAATGTCGGCATTATCCCTCCTTACACCGTGGCAGTGTTTCAGTGACAATAACATCCAGCCAGCTGCCGAACGGCGGCGGGAATTCGATAATCACATCACCGAACTCATCATCATCGTTATGCAGATTTTTACAGATAACCTGACCGGTCCATGTGACCGACGCGCCGTTAACGCTGGTCTGCACCGGGTAGGACACGAAGTGCAATTCCTGCTCCTGTAATCCACTACCTCCGATGTCTATTTTCATCCGGAACCACCGGTTGCAGTTATCCAGATAATCAGGATGGCGCAGCCACTGAGCAAACGCCCGTTCCTGTGCCAGTGTGAATATCCAGGTGACATTCCAGACCGTTTTCAGGTCATCGGTCAGTTTCTGGAATATCGGTGCGCCGACCTGTGGCTGATCTGTCATGTAACCGGTGTCGATGGTCATGTTTTTGTCCGGCTTCTGTGCCAGAGGAAGCCAGTCAGGATAGTCGATAATCATCAATTTTTGCCTTATAGCTGATCATTTGTCAGGTATGAACTTTTTAACGTTCGTATATTCTGGTTATCCAGCACCCTGCCGAGGATAATTTATGCAAAAGTTTAATCGTGAATTACAGAATCACATTCTTACCGTCTGCATTGCGTCATACCCACATCACACATCATGGAATCAGTATGACCCGGAATCATTTCCCGGATTAATGGATGAGCATATGCTTGCTGCCAATATTTATTACCTTAGTGAGCACGGTTTAATTTCCGTCTCTCCGCAGCGCACAGATGACCCATATTCTCTTCTTGAAAATATTAGGGCTACTGCTGACGGCATAGATTTTATGATGGGTGATGAAGGGTTAAAATCGGTGCTGGATATCAGAACAATTAAAATTCACTCTGATACAATGACTCAACTTATTGATATTATTTCTTCTTCAGATATTCCTGCAGAAGAGAAGCATGGTATTTTATCAAAACTCCGAGAGCTTCCTGCAAGTGCCATAACACATTTGACGAATGAATTAACGGTGAAGGCTGCGCTTGCCCTTCCGGGCGCACTTCAACTAATTCAAAAGTATTTGCAGAATCTTTAGCTTGTGCCGCTTTACTGAACCGCCCCCACCCGATGTGGTGACCGAGATATACCCAAAAATCCTGCTCAGTCTCCACGTCCATGAAAAAGCCGTTTTGGTGGAACACTGCGTTTTTAATTTTCATGATATTACCCTCTCACCCTCGCAGATGCTGTTGTGTTTCGTGTGATGGCGCTATGCATCGGCCCTTTGTTGTCCATGTCAGCGATAAACACATCTATGGTCATGCCGTTACTGTCCTGTCTGGCCTGAGCATCAATCCTGCTGCCGCCGGATGAATAGTCATTGATATTCACCGTCACCGGCACCTGTCCACCGCCAATATCACGGTTACTGATGACCTTGCCGTTATCGCCGGGGATCATGTACTGGTTGCCGTTTGATGCTTTGAATATCTCCGGCTTCCCGCCCTCACCAACCCGGTACATTTCACCAGCAGACACCGGGCCACCATCTTTACGCGCACCGGCAATCGTCAGTGCTTTCATTCCGATACTGGTTGCCGCGCCGGTCGCCTGTGCCGCAGTATACGCACCAAGACCACTGGCGGATGCCGCCCCCATCGTTGCGATAGATGCCGCAATAGCCGCCGGAGTCCACGCAGCCAAAGCCGCAGCGCCACCGGCAACGGCTGCTGTTGCGTTTGCAGCCTGAGTAGCAACTCCTAATGTCTGACCGAGGATGAAGTTTTTAGCCATCTCCACGCCAACCTGAACGATAGAGTTGACCACGCTGTTAAGCATGGTATTACCCAGCGACCGCGCAGCGTCACTCCAGCTCATGGTTTGTGTGATCAGGCCGGTGATAGCGTTGGACGCATTCCCTGAGAGAGAATCAACCGCCGATGTGAGCATGTCATAGCCCAGGCTTTGCTGACTTAGTAACTCCCACTGCGCGGCAAGCTGCTGCTCCTGATACTGTTTATCCTGTGCAGTTTTCAGCGCCAGATACTGTGCGTCAGTGGCTTGTTTGGCTGCGATATACTGGTCATGGCTGATTTGCCCGTCCTGCTGCGACTGCTTCAGCAACGCCTGCTCTGCCTGATAGTACGACTCCATCAGAGCCAGCTTCTGAGCATTTTCGTTAGCCAGTGCCTGAATTGGGTCAATTTTCGCCCGATTCTCAGCGACAACATTCACCTGACCATTTGATGTTTCTTCTGATATTTTGCGCGAATACTCCGCGTGTATCGCCGCCCTACGTTGCTGATATTGCTCTTCGGTAACCAACTTACCTTTCAGTTGTCGCTCAAGTTGCTCCTGAGCCAGTTTCATATCCTGATCAGCTTTTGCCTGCGGGTTCTGCTCAAATGCCTCTTTGCGGTCTTTGATTTTCTGCGTAAGGTCGTACTCTTTACCGGCCAGTGCTGTAACTTCGGCGATCTGAGCGGAATTAGCTTTTGAACCAAGCTTCTGTACTGCTTCAAGAATTGCAGCCTCGCGGGACAGCCCTTTTGTTTCCAGCTCTGCAACTTTCGTCGCATTAGCCAGGTCGGTTATCTTCTGTTTGAGTTTTTTCGCTTCTGTTGCTTCTTTTTTTGCTTCGGATACCGCCTCCCTTGATATTTTAATACCGGTTTTTTTTGCTTCGCTTGCCTCGCCAGCTTTAGCAGCTAATTCAGCAAGTTTTTCAGCTTCCTGCTCTGATATCCCTTTATCTTCAACATAATACTTGACCTGTAATTGACGTCTTACTACGTCATCCTTCGCTCCAGCCATTTCAATTTCACGTTCAAGCGTCTTTTTCATGTCAGCGCCAGCATCTGACCATTCAACTTTCAGGCTTGCTGAATTGAACTTTTGTTTTGCTTTTGTGGCTCCGTCAAGGTCAAGTCCGTAAGCGCGAAGTGCTGCTCCGGCATTAGGTAGCAAAGTACTCGCCTCTCGCTTTAGCAGCTCCTCGCCCTGCAACAATTCCCCGTTTAACTTCGCTTGCGCTGCACTGATAAAATTCACAGTCTTGCTTCTGTCATTTTGCACGCGCTCAAGATTGGCTTCTGCTTTTGCTAATTTTCTGGATATTATTTCGAGGTTCTCCTGGGTACTACCAAAGTGTAATACCCCATCAGAATATGCTTTGTATGCTGTTTTGAGATTTTTAACCTCCTGCTCTGCAGTGCGCTGAGCATCCGTCAGAACTTCGAGCTCGTCCCTGGCATCTGCTATTTTTGCTGCCAGTTCGGTGCGAGACATTTTATCCATGCTGGCACGCAATTCATTTAGTGAATCAGCAAACTCTTGTGCTGATCTTTTTGCTTCTTCAGCTTTTTGGAAAAAATAATACACAGCGGCTCCGGCCAACATCGCAGCACCAACCGGTCCACCAATCAAGGATAGAGCTTTGCTTGCCAACCCACTTGCAACGTTAAGTCTGTTCTGTGCCGCAGCGAGACTATTTGTAGCTGCGGTTTCCTGCTGCGTTAATCCTGTTATTACTGATG